ATTCGTGGCCTCGGTTTGTCTAACGGCCGGAACACTTAAAAGCGCCTTTTTGATCTTACGATCTTGACGGCAGACAACTTGAAGTGTGGGAGGAAGGTGGGAGTAACCCTTATATGCCTGTCTCGCCAGTTGCTGGCAATTGGCTCGGACCACCCTTCGGAAACCTCCCGGCGTTAATGTGGACTCGCGAGCGAATGCGAGCACATCCTCCACCTCCGGCTTCATGTACAATGAAGCCACATTCACCTTCCTTTCTTCCTTACCCTGGCGGAACAACGTAGAGTTAATCTCAGCTAGCTCTGGACTCGCAAGAGTCTTCTCTTTGTTGGTCGTAAGGCCTATCTTGTCACCGTGAAAAATTACGCGCGCGGCAAGACCTTCGTCACCAGCTGAAAGAGGCCGGGGTTCGGTAGTAAGGAGATCATCCCCATTTACCAGTAAGGGATGACTCGTCCACTCTTTAAACGACAATTGTCCTTCCTGTAGCCGGTCTGCAAGTGCGAGGTCCACCAACGTCTTGTTACAGAGCGAAAGTAAGGGGAAAGACAATAAACTGCCCATGGGTTGCCCCCGCGTGGCTTGCCCATTAAATCCCTCAAGTTTCAATGCAGACAGTACCCGCATACACTTCACCTCCTCGGTGGAAAGTGGGGGGTCTGCTCGCTCGACCAAGGCTTCAACAGCCGCCTCTACATACGGTTGTTTAATGTTATCAGTGGCTGACTCGTAGTCAAAGGACAGGTAATCCTTACCACCAAGTTCCTTGATGCGCTCAGGTGTCGGCGGACCAACCAGACACCATTTCCTTTTTTCGATGTACCTCTGCATGCAGGCATGCAACGGGTAAAGAATAGAGTTATTGTAACTGCTGTACATAGTTACAATCCGGGGTTTCCCGGAAGAGAAGACGAGATCAAAGCGACACTCGTCCGAGAATTCTTCTCTATTCCAATTCCCGCCCTTCTTCCTTGTGTGGTGAAGAGAGGCGTTCCCATTCGGAAAATATGGGATACTTTTCGACATCCGATTCCAACCGGCCGCGACGTTGATTTTAAACGCCTTCTTGAACCGCTCAAGATGCTGCGGATCGACCTCTATCGGTTGAAATCGTGCTTTCCGCCAAGTTTCTAAGCGTTCCAAGAAACGAGGCTCACAAGAAGAGCAACAACCCTCTTCGAGTTTTTGGACGGTCTTGATTGACAACCGTGTGCGAAGACACACACCGTCCGGAAAGCAACTCAAAACTGCGGATCTGAGTGCACCGCATTGAATTTCGAGTGGAAGGTCCCTTACGGGTTCAACACCAAGTTCTTCGCCGAGGTGTAGGGTCGAAACCAACGCCTGCTTCCACAGGCGTGCTGTCTTTTTACAGCTCGTATCGTCCTCGGATAGAGGGCTGAACCGATTGGAGTTCCGTGTTTCCACGGACGATCGGTGCAGCTTTGACCCGATGATACGGTATTGTCGCT